GCCGTGCCGTTGGCATAGGTGTTCGCTGCCAGGATCACGGTCTGGCCGGCTGCCACCTCGGTCAACGGCGGCGAGGCGTTGTTGAGGATGTCCGACTTGAGGGAGGCATCCGCTGCGGCGCGGGCGGCGGCTTCGGCAGCGCCGGTGTCGTCGATGAGCCCGAACAATGCCCTGATCTGGGCCTTGTCCGGCTGCGTCGGCGAGCCGCTCGGGCCATCGGCGTAAAGCTGGTTCGCGGTGTTGGTGATGTCGCCCATTCGGGTGCTCCAAAGGCTATCAAGTGACGGTGACGGTGGACGGCCCCGCCAGCGGGCCGGCGACGCCGGAGCGGTTCTGAGGCTCCGCGTAGATGTCAAAGCTGCCGGCGGACGAACTCACCGGAATGGCATAGGAAATGCCGGGCGACACCGCGGGGCGGGTCGCCAGATGCGCCACCCTGTCGAGCGTTCCGCCGGCCGGCACGCGGTAGACCGCGACGGTGGCCAGATGAGAATCGTTTGCCGTCCCGAAGTTGACGACGAACTGCCCGGCGGCGCCTGAGGCGGAGTAGGTGAGCAGCGCGACCGGCGGCGTGCTGTCGACGGTCGACGTCACGAACTGACTGGCCGAGGTCGGCCCGCGCGTGTTGTTCGAGCCGATGTAGGCGGCCTGGACCTCGAGCGTCTTGTCGCCGGGGACCGGATTGGTGTTCAGCACGATCAGCCCGGCCGTTGGCGCGACATCGCTGAAGGTCTGGTCGATCCAGGCACCGCCGGAGACCCGGTAGCGGATCAGCGGCGTCACATCCTGCCGGTTCGGATCGATCAGCGAGACGCGCAGATAGACGGCGCCGGCGTTGGAGATAACAGCGATACTGTCGATGACCGGCATCGGCAGACCGTCCGACGTCGGCTTGATCGGCACCGGCGGGGCGGAGCCCTCGTCGGTTGCCGGGATCCAGATGTCAATGTCGCCCGGATTGTCGGGCATCCTGATGAAGTCGATCTGCAGGCCGCCCTTCTGCAGGTTGAGCGTCGCCTTGCGGTTCGAAATCACCTTGCCGTCGAGCGCCGGGATCATGACCGGCGTCCGCAGCCGCACCCATGGCGCGTAGGCGGCGTTGAGGCCGGTCAGGTTGGCGAAGATCGAGCCCCGCCCCTTCTGCCGGATCCTGATCCAGTCGCGCTTACCCAGGCGGCGCGCCTGGCGCCATTGGGTGCACCAATCGTAATTGCCTTCGTCGGGAAGCGGGCGCCCGGCCTTGATCTGGGCCGGAATGTCCTCGAAGAAGTCGGTGTCGCTGCTCGCATAGTCAATCGCCGGATAGTTGAACTTCGGTGTGAAGCGGTTGACCTCTTCATCGAACAGTACATCGCGCTGGTTGGCGTAGCCGATCACGTCGGCATCGGTCAGCACAGCGCAATATTTCTCGCGATACTTGCCGGCCACGATCAGCGTGGCGCCGTCGCCGCGCGTGCACATCCAGGCGTCCATCGTGGCAAGGATGGCATTGGTGGCCGATTTCGGCGGATGTTCCGTCGTGTCCCAGCCGGAGCAGATGTAGCGCTTTTCCGTCCCGCCGCTCGCCAGCGCCACCAGCTCGTCGCAGACGTTTGCCTCTTCCTGCCACATGTCGAGCACTGGCAGGATGGCGCGCCGATAGTCGCGCTTCTCCCCGAACGGGCTGAAGCACAGATGCCAGGCCAGGATGACGACGGGATTGTTCGACCATTTCCATGTCGCCGGATCGGTCGGGCTTTGCGCAGGATCGCGGAAATCCCACATCTTGGCCCATTTCGCGACGACGCTGGCGAGCGGCTTGCCGTAGGGAAACCGGCTCGAGAAGTCCTGCGCGCTCGGGGACTCGCACACCATGGAGAGCGAGGCCTGACCGTCGCCACGATGGTTGTTCGTCCAGACGCCCTGGGAGCCGAGCTTCGTAACCAGATTGGCATAGGCCGTTTCCGGTATCGCACCGAGCCGCGTGCCGATGATCACCAGGCTGAAGGCCTGGTTGCCGCCCGACCTGTACCGCCCATCGGCGCCGGGCACGGGATTTACGCCCCCGACGCCATCGAGCGTGACCCGGTCATCGTTGAGATAGTAGCTCGTGATGGAGTCGATCGGGTGAGCGACCAACGCCTGCACCGAGTAGAGTTTGTTGTCGACGGCCTCCCACAGCATCATCGCGCCGGCGAGCCGGCATTCACCCACCGCCCACATGCGATAGGGAACCGCCTGAGTAAGCGGCGCGCGTCCGGCTTCCGGTTTCGGCGGCTTGGGCGCCAGGGCGTACTGGATGCCGATGGTCAGCGCCGTGACAGCAATGGCGGAGGCGACGCTGGCAAGCGTGACCGCGCCACCGAACAGGGTCCACGATGCCGCCCCGCCCAGGAAGGTGGTCGAGAACAGCGCCGTGAAGAGCGGCGTGAAAATCGGGTCCCGATGCATGGGGACGCGTCCGCGCAGTCCGTTGGCCTGGGCGATCTGCTGGGCAACGATGTCTTCGGTTCGCGCCAGTTCGAACGGGCGCGCGAATGCATAGCTGCGCCGCACGGGCGTAAACGCGGCGCGCAGCGCATCGTCGAGGGGGCTTACGGGAGGCGCCACGCCACACCTGTCCAGTCGAGTTTCTTGGCCATGGCACCGCGCGGCCCCATCACCGCCCAGAGCGGGCCGAACCGGATTGCGGGGATCTCTTTCAGCGTCTGATCAGCGCCGGAGATTGCCGATACGATGCCGATCGCGCCGTCGCCAACAATCTCGGTGCGCCGCCAGCCCAGAGGCTCGATCCGTGACTCTACGAGGCTGGCGATGCCGCCTGCGCTGGCAACGACGGCATTGGCGCCCTCGGCGGTGTCGTAGGCTCCCCGCAGATCGGCGGCTGGATCGACGCCGCACACCGCCTTGACCCAGGAGGCGGCGAAGGTCGTGCAATCCTCGCCCGGGAAGAGGGTCGGCACGCCGTCGACATCGAACGTCACAGGCGTGCCGCCCCACTGCCACAGCCGCGGCAGACGGATAAAGGTTTCGAGGTTCATGCTGCCTTCAGTAATTCGGCCACGCCGGCGCGACGCCGCGTGCTAGGCGCCCGGTGCCATCGCAGAACAGGTCGGTTGGATAGAGCGCCTTCTGGTGGCTCGATGACCACATCGACAGCGATGGCCGCGACCTGGTGCCGTTACCGGAGAGCACGGCCATGCTCAGCGTCATCGACCTGGTTGCGTTGCCCGTGACGGGAGAAATCCCGTCCGTGATATGCGAGGCGACACCAAGCCAGAGCGCCACGATCGGCCCCATGGGCTGGTAGTAGGCGTCGAGCGTCATGATCCCGACATGCACGTCGCAGCCCCTGATCTCCGGCATCTGGTCGATGACGCGCTGCGCGGTGGCGGGGTCGATGCCGGCGATGCCGAATTCGACACTGTCGGCTTGGCCGTTAATCAGCACCTCGAGGGTCGGCACGTTCAGCAACCGGCCGCCGCCCAGATAGACCGTCCCGTCGCCATCGACGCTGTCGAAGCCGGCCGGGATGTCGTTGACGCCCATCCAGACGTGCAGCGCGGGGGCGCAGTCAATGCGCAGGAAGATGCCCAGCGTGTGGCTGCCCCGCATGGCATCGATGATGTCAGGCGGCACGTATTGCAGCGTGTAGGCCATCTACCGGATCTCGGCTTCCACGAATTTCAGGGTTGGCCGCGACTGCCACCAACCGCGCACCCGCCACTCGACGTCGAAGCCCTGCGGCACGCGCATCGCGCACAACGGCCGCGCGAACTCGACGCGGCTGCCCGCGACAACCGCCTCACGCAAGGGCCTGTCGAGCGCGATGACGTACTGCTTGCCGGTGTAGACCACACCGGCGACGGTGCGGGTGACGTCGACCGGATCGCTGCATTCCCAGTAGCGATAGGCGCGCCATCCCCTGGTCGGATGCAGGATGGAAAACCAGTCCGACCAGCGAAGGTTTCGAGCCGCGCCAAAGACGTTCAGCGTGATGCGGCCGGCGCTCTGCGCCGCGGCGACGTCGAGCGTTCCGAACACCGTCGCCTGGCTGTAGCCGGAACCATCGGAAAACAAAGCCCCGTCGCTGTGCGGAATGCCGGAGATGGACATCTGGGGAATGCCGAGCCCGTCGACCGGAAAGGGCCCCATCCAGTCCGACAGGATCGGTACGTTGATGCACCGCTTCGAGCCGCCGAGATATGCGGCCAGCCAGTTGGTATACTCATGCTCCTCGCGGGCCTGCACCCAGCAGTTTTCGTAGGACCCGACGAGCTTGCCGCCTCCGCTGAAATCGATCGCCGGGCTGTCGCCCTCGCCGTTGCGACCGCCATCGATGCCGTCACCCGCGACGGAAAACGCCATCTGCTCGGGCCTGATGAAGCCGACATTGAGGGTCGGCAGACCGGTGTACCTGCTCACGGATCAGCCCTTGTAGGAGGCGAACTGGCGCTGCACGCCGCCGAGACCGCCACGCACCTGGCCCGACTGGTACTCCGCGAGCGCGGCACGTGCCTGCCGGTCGGCGATCTGCTCGAAATCGGCCCGGCTCATCGTCGAGCCGCGCGCATCGATGTTGAAAACCGGCGCGAATGACGGCATGCCGCCGCCATTGTTGTTGTCCGCCGCCATTTGCATCGACCGCGCATTGCTGCGGATGACGTCGCCGGCGCGCAGCTTGCGCAACTCGGGGCCGCGCTCGCCGACCCATGCCCAGCCGGGAGGAGCGCCCTCGGTTCCGTCGGCGAAGCCGAACAGCGAGCCGACCCAGTCGAAAAGCCCGCTGAGCAGTCCGCCACCACTGGAACCGCCCTGCAGGCCGGAAGCCTGGGTGAGCGACGATCCGAGTTTTCCCAGACCATCGGTGAGGTCCTTGGCCGTGCTGGCCGAGCTCGCAGCCAGCTTGTCGAGCGCCTGGCTGGTCTTGGCGGCGCCGAGACCAAGACTGTCGACGCCCGGGAACATCGCCTTCTGTGCGGCGGTAAGGCCGCCCTGCCACGACCCGCCGGCCATGCCGAGCTTGCCGCCACCGAGGTCGAAATGCATCTGGTCCATCGCGCCGTACTTGCCGCGCGGACCGCCGAAATAACCGCCCCAGCGAAACTGATCCGCCAGCTCCGGATATTTCTCGAGCTGCACCTGCCGCGCCGTCTGGGCGAACTGTTCGTAGGCCCGGAAGGTCGAAGGGTCCTGGTAGTTGCCGAGCACCTTGCCAGAGGCGAGATCGGTCAGACGGACGTCGGTTGCCAGACCCTTGCCGTGAAAACGTGGGTCGCCGGCGCGAAAGCCGGAGAAAGCGTCGACCTTGTAGCCGCCGAAGCGTTCCGCCGCCGTCGACAGAATATCGGTCAGCCGCGCGTCGACGCCTGACTTGTAGTTGCCGACCATGCCCATGGCGGTGCCAAGCGTGCCGACTGGGGCGCCAAGAGCGGCGCGTGTCACAGCGCCGGCGGCGTAGTTATCGTTGGCTGCGCCGAGGCCGCCAGACGCGGCGGCTAGCGCGCCGCCGCCGAGGATGCCACCCAGCAGCGAGCCGCCAGCACCGGAGCCCGTGCTGGACAGCCCGCCGACGAGCCAGTTCGCAAGCTGGTCGAACAGATGCTCGAGCTGCTTGTTCATCGAGTTCATGAGCGCTTGCTGGATCGATGCTCCCAGCGCCTTGCCGATGTTGCCGCCATTGCGCGTCAATTCGGTCTGGAACGTCGTCAGGAAATCCTTGATCGCGGCGCGCCGCTGCTCGATTGACGCCGTGTCGCGCATGTACTGCGCCTCGTCGGAATCCATGCCAAGGCCGGTGCCGCGCAGGCGCGAGGCAATCTGCTGGTCCTCAGGCGAGCGAGTGATCTGGTCGCGCTCGAACTGGAGGTCGCGGCGAAGGTTGAGCCGAGCGGAGATCTCGGCGAGCCTTCCGAGCTCATCGGCCGTTCGCTTGATAGCGTCTATTTCGGCCTGGCTGGCGTTCACACCGCGACGCGCGGCCTCCTCGCGCAACTTGGCGATTTCGGCATATTCGTAGCGCAGCCTCGCGGCCTCGCCGGTGGTGGCGCCGATGAGGCTGATTTCCTCGCGAGCGGCGGCAATGCTGCGCGCCTGCCCGCGCTCACGCTCCGTCTGGGCATTCCGCCGCTCGGCGTCCTGCCGCGCCCGCTCAGTCTCCACGGCGCGGTTTACGCGAGCCTCGAGGCCTCCATCCTTGTCGCCATCCTGCCGGGAGCGGGCTCGCACCTGGGCCTCGATCGCGGCAAGCTTTTCAGCGTTGGTCCGCGCGGCGATCATCTGCAACTCGGCGTCGTGCCGCTGGCCGAGTTGCAGCGTCTGGCCGGCGCGCTGATTGACGTACTCCTTCAGGGAGCGGAGGTCGACAAGGCCTGGGCGGTCCGTAAGAAAGTTCAGCCGCTTGATGCGTTCTTCCAGTTCGCTTGCCTTTTCGGCGAGATTGACCATTTCCCTGCCCGCGAGGATGGCTTCATCCGCGATCTTCTGCAGGCCCTGCTGCTTGCCGATCTTCTCGACCTCGGCGTTGAAGGTAGCCAACCCGTCGGGTCCGGCCACCTTCAGCTTGTTGATCGGATCCGCGAAAGCGGCAAACTTGCCGCCCACCTCAAAGGCAGCGGCACCCAACGTCTTCACCGCGTCCGCCGTCGCGCGCAGCGCGGTCGGATTGCGCGACGAGCCGGCCAGCGCATCGAATGTCCGCTCGACACTGGTGTTGAACGCGTCGAGATCGCCCTTGCCGTCCCGCATGCGTTGAAGGAGGTCGGTGACCGCGCTGCCGAATTGGCGCTGGTCGCCGCCCAAACTCTGCAAACTCTTGATCGCGGCCATGCCGTTGGTGCGGCCCGTGATGGCGCCTGTCCAGCCTGCGCCGGTGAGATCGTCGAGCAACGGCGACATCTGAGAGCGCATCAGGGCGTCGATCGATGCCTTGTCGCTCCGCGCCGACGCGTCCGTGAAGGCAAAGCCGCCAACCGTCCCGACGCGCTGCGATGCCTCGGCCAGGTCTCCATACTGTTGCTTGAGCAGGCGAAGCGTCTCGCTGTGCCCCTTCATCACCTCGTCGAGCGATTTGACATGACCGCGCGACGTCATCGCATAGACGCCGACACCAATGACGGCGGCTGCGAGCAACCCGCCAATGCCGAGCGCGACCGGCCCGAGGCCTTTCATCGCCGCGATCAGCCCCTGCTCCCCCGACATGGCGTAGGACAGGTGGTTCATCTGCCCAATCGCTGCCTGGGTTACCGGAATGCCGAGCATGAGCTGCTCGCTGACAGAGCGGACAGAATGAAAGAGCGCCGCCTGCTGGGTCGCACCCAACCGCGCGGCTTCCGTGTGCCCCGCTATCGCCTTCTCGGCACTGTTGGAGTTGGCGGCAAGCACGATGGCCGCCCTGCCGGCCTCCCCCTGCCCCGCGGCGAACAGGCGAGCCGCCTCCGACGACACGCCCAGGCGCTTCTGCATTCCGGCGATCGCAACGTCATACTGCTCGGCGGATATCCTGCCCTGGTCGACCGCCTTGTTGAGCGTGCGCATGCCGTTCTCGAACTTAGCGGCCGTGCCGTAGCCATCCACATAGGTACGCAGCAGCCGCGAAAGGCCGGAGTTGTCGGAGATCTTGACGTTGGCTTCCGAGGCCGCCTGCCCGACCTCGCGCGCGGAAGCGGCCATAGCCTTGTCGGCGGCGACCTTCTCCTGGGCGCCGGCGACGTATTTCGAGGGATCAAGCTCCGGCGCGACCCGCAGCGTGGAGAGTTGAACGGTCAAGATGCCTTTTCCCTAGCTTTCTTGTCCTGCTCGTCGGCGGCGACAAGCCATTCGTCGTCGATCACGCGCATGAAGGTGCGGAACAACCTGAAATCATCGTCCGTGACGCCATGGTCGCGCGCATATTGGCTTATCGCGACGTAGCCAATTGGTGTTTCGCCGCCGAACGCGCCGTAGACGCGATCGAAGCGCAGCGCTTCCCAAGCTTCGAAATAGAACTCACGCCAGGGCTCCGGCTCGACATAGTCGTCACCGGCAGGATAGGCCGCTCGCTGTATCCATTCGACATCGGGATTGTCTGCCGCGAGCGCCTCGAGCCAAGCCCGATCGGCGGCCGTCTGGCCTTGCCGCTTCAGGCGCTCGCGGAAGGCCTTACGGAGTTTTTTGCTTCGTCCTCGACGAATTCCAACTCCAGTTCGGAGACGCGGGCGGCGCAATGCTCCACCGCAGTCACCACGTCGCGATAGGCGGGGTCGGTGAGCGTCTGCAGGGCGACATCACGATCGTAATCGACGTCAAGCCCCCGCCAGCCATGCAGGATATGCTGGGCGAACAGCTTGCCGAGTGCCGGCAGGAGCACCTCACGCGGAACCGGCTTGCCTTTGTATTGCCGGGCAAACCGCTGCATCATCATGTCGCGCGCCGTGACGTAGGCAGGTTTCTGCAAAGACGACACCAGGAAGGCAACACCCGGCCAGTCGGGGTAGTCGATCCAATCGCCCTTCTCCTCGCGATCGAGGTCAGCCTTCAGCGAGGCCAGCTTGATGGTCATGGTCATGTCCTTTGTCGGAAGGGGTGCGGAGCGGCGCCGACACGCCGCCCCGCTTCTCTGCGCAGAGATCAGTCCTTGGACTGATCGGAAGCCGTATCGGCGGCAACCTTGCCTTCGGCGCGCATGCGAGCCGCGAAAGCGGCGGGCACCGGCTCGGAGGCGATGCCACCTCGAAAGGCGACGGCATTTTCGTCACCGGTCTCCCACGGATCGGCGCGGAAGTCGGTGAGTGGCAAGATCGATTCCGGTGGGCCGCCGGCGGCGGCGGTTTTCTCGCGCGCCATGTCAGGCCCCCGTCCGGGTGATCGAGATCGAGGCGCCGAGCGTGGCGTCGAAGACAGCCTGGTACGGCACATCGAGGATGACGGGCTGGCCATTGCCGGGCGCCGACGGGCCGCCATCCATGAACTTCACCTTCGGGATGGAGAAGGCATATTTGTTGCCGGCCGGATCGTTCATGTCGAAGCCTATCGCGACATTCTCATGGTTGAGGATGGCGGTGTAGGCGGCGAGGCTCTCGAACAGCATCTTCATGCTGCCGCTGACCTCGAAACGCCCGAGGCCGTGGCCGACCGGGGCATACTGGCCGACGGCGTCGACCTGGTAGAGGTTGTTGTTGAGCCGCAGCGTCAGTTCCTGCACCTTCGGCGTGGAGACCAGCGCGGTCGACGTCATGGCGAGGTTGGCGACGTTCAGCCCCGCGTTGAAATCCTCCGTTATCGTCGGCGGCGCATAGGTCGCGCCGGCGATGATTGCCGTGGTCGGCGTCGGACTGTCGATGCCCATGATGCCCCACGAGGCGAGCACTGCGGCGCGCGAGCGCAAGGTGAGGTCCAGCGTGTTCCAACGGCAGGCACGGTACCTGATGTAACTATCACTGGCGCCGTGGTTGAAGGTCATCTCCAGCGTGCCGGTTTTGGCGGTTGCGCCGTTTTTCAGCACGTCCGTTGACCAGGCAGAGCAGAACAGACGCTCGAGCCAAGTGTCATAGGTGCCGTAGGAGAAGCGCGTATCGATCGACCCCTGCACCGAGCGGCCGACATCGGTGATGCCGGGCACGTTGCGATCGGCGCGCACTTCGTCGGAGATATCCGTCTGCTTGTTGAGACGGACGCTGGCCGTGCGATAGCGCATGACCTGGAAGGCGGGCGTGGCCGGAATCGTGCCGATCGTCACTTCGGGCACATCGGCCAAACGGACTTGACTGCCGTCAGCGAACGACATGGGCATTCTCCTTTGCTGGGAAGTGGGCCGGCGCGTCCGGCCGGCTACGGGTTCGAGGTGATGTCGCGGCGCGTCCAGTGGATGGTCAGCGCCAAAGACCAATAGTTCGGAAAGTCCCGCCCCGGCTCGCCGGCGCCGATCGACATGTCGGGCATGAACAGGTTGCCTATCGGTTTTTCGCGGAACAGGCTCATCAACGTGGCGGCATGCTGGCGCGCGGCAGAGCTCCCCTCGCCGCTCGGCACCATGATGTGCGCGAAGGTCACGCCAGTCTCTTCCCAGACATTCGCCCCGGGCGCGCCCGTCGTGTCCTGCCGATAAGTGTCGCCATAGATCTCGACATAGACCCATGCCGGCGTATCAGCATCGATCAGATCCTGGCAGAACTGGTTTTCGTAGCGCACCGGCAGGCCACCTGGACCGGCGACGTAGCCATCGAGCACTGCCTTGAAGGCCGAGAAGGCATCCGGACTGGACATTTCATGCGGCGTTGATGACGAGAGCGGGATAGGTGATCGGCTGGCCGGCATCGCGACGCTTGTCACGCGAGAACTTCGGCTTGCCGAAAGCAGCACGATTTGCGAGCCAGGCGGCGCGCTGACGGGCGTACTGCCCCTTCAGGATGTAGGGCACGCGCGGATCGATACTGGATGCCACGGTGAGGAACAGGCTCTTCACCGTGAACGCACCGGAGAAGCGTCGCTTTATCGCGCGACCAGAAAGCTCGACGTGCGCCAGACCGGAACGCCCGTTGCCGCCAGTCTCCATCTTGCGCGTATAGGGCTGGGCATTGAGGACAACGACCTCCGCCCCGGCCGGAATTGAGCCGAAATCGGTGACTACATGCTGGTCGGCAACAACTATGAAAGAATCTTGGTACCGACCTGACCGGCGGGGAGACCGCCTGCGCAACTCGTCGAGGGCCGCGTTGATGACCAAGGTCCAATTGAGGAATTCATAGACGATAGCGCCCGGCGCCCGGTAAGCCTCCTCCGGCGCGCCCGCGACACCATTTACATATCGATCATATTTCGCCGATGCGATGCCCTCGGCGATCACACGGCGCACCTCTTGCCGGGCGAAGTCAGCCACGGCGCGATTGACCATCTCCGGCGACAGGCCGGCGGTTGCAACCGCCAAATCGCGCTCGAAGAACTCGAAGCCAGTCACCGCCATCACCAGCGCCCTTTCAAGCTTTGGAGATGTGGCCGTTCGTGAAAACGCCATATCCAAAAGCGCAATCGCGACTGCAATTGGACGAAAGACAGGGTTCGGCGCACATGAGCCGCCCGCAGCGGGTGTCGAACGACGTTTTGCGCGGCACTTCGCGGGCCTAAGCGTAGAAACCGGTGACGTTCCGCGCGAGATTTCATCTTCACCCTGCCACCAGCATGTTGACCCGAACGACCGTCCCGTCGATCGCAATGGGGTTGGCGAACATGATCTGTCGAACCTTGCCCTTGACCAGCAGGAAGTCGTTCACCCGCGGCAGCCTGGGATCGACGGCGCCCGGAATGACCACATGGCCGGCAGGCCAGCCCTGCGCCAATATCTGCGTCATCGAGATCACCGCCTTGGAATAGGCATGAGTGACGGTCCCAACAATTTCCCCGGGGTGAAGCCCGCGGATCGAGGCGCGCACTGTCACATCCTTCTCGACCAGGGGCGTGCCGTCCTTGCGACGCAAGGTGCAATCCTCGCCCACCTCGGCGAGGTCCCGATCAAGCGCGGCGATGGCCTCGGCTGGCGTCATGCCATCACCGGAACGCGGTAGTTCTCAAGCAGGTCGACAACGTCGGGTGTCATGTTTCCGGCGTCGGCGCCGGTCGCGATCCAGTAACTCACGTCACGGACGTCCGGAATGCGATCTTGCCGCACGAACGGATCCCTGCCCTTTGCGCGGAAACGCGCCGTCACCATGCGCAAGGCCGCGTCAGCGACATCGGGCGGGATTTGTTCGAAGCCCGCCTTGTACGCGACAACGATCGGCCACGCGCTCCACGCCATCGGATAGCCAGTTCCGTCGAGCCTATAGACAAGCCCCGATTTCGGCTCGATTCGAAATCCGGTTCCCTCTTCCAGAGCGACGCCATTTTCCTCCACCGACACGGGCGGCGCGGTTGCCACCGGCCAACGGGAAAGCTGCAGCGAGGGCAGCAGCGTTGGCAATTGGTAGGCGTGAGGGCCACGCAAGGGCCAGATCTCGTCGCGAAGGCCTTCCAGCGCAAAGGTGCGGTTGCAGTGCTGGCTGATCGCGGCCGACGCGGCACTGACGTATTGCTTCAGGAGATCGTCCTTGGCAGCCCCATCGATGTCGAGTTCGGCCTTGACCGCGCTCAAAGCGATCAGGTCACCAGAAGTGGCGGCCTCCGTCACGGTGGTAACGATGCGATAGGCCATGTCAGCGCTTCGCAACCTTCGTGCGGTATGTGTCACGGGGCTGTTCGGCGGCGGCGACGTGCAGCGCATCGGCGCCATGCGGCGCCCTTGGCAGGGCATGCCTGCTGGCGTCACCGCCGTCGACAAGTTTGTCGGCCACGACGTCAGGCAACAAGGCGACATCGCCCTGACTGTAGGGACACATCGCCCTGTTGAAGCTCACAGCTTTCACCATCGGGAATTCTCCAGGTCTTTGGGCGCCGCACGACGCGGCGCCCAGGAGCAAGAATGCGCCTCTAAGCCGCCGGAAGGCGGTCGAAACCGGCGAGGTTGAGGATGGCGACAACGGTGCCAGTATCGGTGTTGGCGGCATTCAGGTCGGGGGTGAAGTCGACACGGATGAAGCGTTTCGCCGAGCCAAGGTCGACGCCGAGCTTGAATACGCCCTTTTCCGTCGATCCGCCGGCCGCGCCGACCGCCACCTGTCCAGGATCGACGATACTGGCATAGGGATCGGCGGCCCAGTTCACGCCGTCGTCGCCATGCCATACCTTGACCCCTTTCAGCAGGAGGGCCTTGGTCGCGGCGAGGGTCGCCGTGAAAGCGAGCAGGATCTCGGCGTTGAGAGCCAGCGACCCGCCGACGAAACGGTCGATGGCAATGCCGTTGATGTTGGTATTGTCGCCGGCGCCGCCGGCGGTGAGCGCAGTGAAGGCCGTAGCGAGCCTTGCCGTGAGCAGATGCGCGACATCGCGCTGCAGTACTTGGTCAGCCATTGGAGCATACCTCTGAATGGGTTGAAGGGATGGAAGACGCCGCCGACGCGATCCGCCGGCGGCCCTTCATGCATTGAGACGATTACTGGATGGCCGGAGCCCAGCGCACCGCCTGGATGACGGCGACGGCCGCATCGTGACGCAGCTGGTGGTCATGCTCGGCGATGGCGCGGATGATCGTCTGGTCGGTCGCGAAGGCAGAAACCGTATTGCCATCCTCATCGACATACGTGCCCTCGCGCGACACTGCGAGTTCGAGCTGCATCGAATCGAGGATGATGTCTTCCGTCATCTCGACCAGGAAGACAAACGACAGATCCTTGTTGCTGCCGTCCGCATTCCAGTAGGCGGTGCCGATCTGCGTGGTCTTGCGGAAGGGATAGCCGGAGAGCGTGCCCTTCGAGAGTTCGTCGCGATAGACGTAGACGCCTAGGGCGTTCTGGACATTGAACAGATAGTTGTAGCTGCGCGGGTTCATGAACCACACGCGCTTGTCTTCAGGCACGTTGGCCATGTCGAGCCTGTTGATGGCGGCGCCGAGTTCGGCCGCGACCGTCGCAAGGGTATAGGTCTGGTTCGAAGTGACGAAGTTGCCACCGGTGCTGTTGGCCGGATCGGCGCCGTTGATGGCAAGGATCGAGTTGACGCCGGTGCTCCACACACCCACCGTGCCGTTGTTGGCCTGCACGTGGCCGTTGGCGAACGACAGGAATCCTTTCGGCGCATCCTCGGTGCCGTCGCCAAGGAGGAAGCCGAGATCCTCGCGGAGCGCCATGACCTTGACGATGTCGTCGCGGACGAAAGCGTCCACGGCGGGATCGGCGTAACGCATCATGTCGTTGGAGACGGGGACCAGCGAGGTCAACTTCTTGAAGCTGGCCACGATCTGCCGCAGCTTCTGCGGCGAGGACCTGATCGGCTTGGATTCCGCGCCGTAGTAAGCACGCGCCGCCGACCCCTGACCGGGAAGCGTCATGGTGCCACGCGGCATCGGCATGTTCCGGCCGCCCGCGCCGCGAACCACGGCCCGGGCGCGCAGCAGCGGAATGATCTCGTTCATCACGTCGGGCGGCACGATGAAGCCGCCCGCCGTGCCCGTCGAGGTGACGAGAGCCTTGGTAACCGGATGGGCCTCCCCATAGGCTTCCTGGGACGCCTGGCGGGCATTGTAGATGTTGCCGCCGCCGGCGCCGATCATCTTGGCGACGCCACCGACGATCAGGGACTTCTCCTTGACGTAGGGATCGTTCTCGACGCTGGCGGCAACCTTCTCCTGTCCGGCGACCGGAACCGCCGTCTCGGAGGTGAGCGACTGCACGGCCTTGTGACGCGCGATCTCCTCATCGACGTCGGTCACCGCCTTCTTGGCGGCCTCGAAGGCGGTCTGATCCGCCTCGGTGAAATCCTCCTTCTCGGCAAGCGCCTTGAAGGCAGCGAACACCTGGCTGCGCTTCTGCAGCAGGTCGGCCATCTTGATCTTCATTTCTGGAAATCCTTCTTCATTGCGCGGCTTTACGCGGCGCGGATCCTGTTCAGTGACGGAAGAGGCCGACCTGTCGTCGGCGGGGTATCAGACTGCGGCGAGCCGCAGCACTTCGACCTCGCGCAGACGCTTCTGGCGCGCGGTGCCGGCGGCCTTGTCCGTGTCGGACGCGGCGGCGGATTCATCAGCGGAGACGGTTTCTTCGAGGAGACCCGCGATCATGTCATGACCGGAGAGGATGTTCTTGCAGGCATCCTGCATCGTCGAGATGCTCTCGCCCGAGAACTTGCGGCCGGCTTTAAGGAGTGTGACGACGAAGGCTTTCGTGAAGGGACGGGCAGCCGCATGGCAAATTCCCTTTGCCACGACGTCCTCGGTTTCGGCGCTCTCCTCCGCGAAGAGTTCATTCACCTCCTTAATCGTCATGGCAATGAGGGCATCCCCCAATTGGCGGAGCGCGGCGCCCAACAGGGCGGGCACCTGGCTGCCATCCTCCTCGCACGCGGCCTCAAACTCGACGCTGTTGTCGAGCCAGCCCAGTTCCATCAGCATGTACGCCAGGCGGGAAACCTCATAGAGGCCCTTGATCTTGCGGCCCGATACGGCTGTCTGTTTGCTCATCTTGCCCTCGTAGTGATCGATGACGGCCATGGCTTTCGCCGTGACGTCTTCGGGAAGGTCGCTGGCCATCAGTGCCGCCCGCGCCGACTTCACGGCAGCGGGAGACGCCATAAGACGGCCGTCGACCATGGTTGCGAACGGGATCAGGTAGGACGATGCCACATCGGGGTTGGCGGCGTCGTAGGCCAGAAACCCCTTGCGCGCGAACGCCGTGTCGGGGCTATCGCTGTCGAAGTCCGCATGCGCCAGGATGGCGACGCCGGCCGCAGCCAACCTCTTGTTGCCCTCGACCAGGGGCAGATTTCGTGACGCGCCCACCTTCCAGTTGGCGGGCCCTGCCCCTTTCGTACTGCGCTCGACAACGACGGCCCCGCGGTTGGCCTGTACCGGCGTGAACGAGAATTCCATCAGTTCGCAGCGCAGGTATTTCTGCGGGCCGCGCTTCGGATTGGCCTTGTCCAGCGGCTCCACCTCGACCGGATTGAACCCGATCGAGACGCCACTGACAGAGCCGAACTTGATCTTGCTGTAGTAGAGGTCAGCCTCGGGATCCTCGCCTGCAGGCGGGAACTGAACCAGAGCGACGAGATTGCCGGAGACATCACGGATGTCGATACACTTGGCGATCGGCATATCGGGATTGTGGTTCCACAGCACCGTGCCCGCCCCGGACGCCATGTAAGCGGCGGTATCGATGCCCGCCTGCACGATGATCTCACCCTGGCGGTCGACCTCGGCCGTGGAGCAGATTACGCGCACCTGGCGTTGTTCCGCCAAGGTCTCGGTGGCGGCGCTATATGCCTTCCGCAAGATGCTCATCGACATGGGAGTTCTCCTCAGTTCGCCGCGCCGGGGTCCGGCAATTGCCCGCTGGGCGGACGGCCTGCGCCATCCGGTGCGGTTCCCGTCATGTCGGAGCCGCTTGCTGCGAGATTGACCGGGCGCAGAAGGACGTCGCCGCCTTCGACGGGCGATAGTCCTTCTTCCGCCCGGCATTCATTCTGCGTGGCGAGGCCCGACATGACCTTGAGGCGCTGGTTGTTGATGCGAGTCGATTCCGATGCCCGAAGCAGACGCCGCTCGTCGAAGTTGACGACAAGGTCGTCCCGGTCGAGGTCGAAGGCCTGGATGAACTTCTGCTCCCACGCATCGAGGTCCGGCATGATCGTGGTGTTGACATAGGACTGCTCGGCTTCATCGAGCTTGAGGCCGCGCAGCTCGTTGGCGACGTTGAGTTTGTAGAGTGGCACGCCCCACCAGCGCGCGATGTCCTCGACCGAGGCCTTGCGCTGCTCGATGAACTGGAGGTCGACCGATGAGAGCTGCATCGGCTTCCATTCCAGGCCGTCCTCGAGGACTGCCGTGCGGCCGACATTCTGCAGCCCGGTGCGAAACGATTCCCACTGGTCGCGAAGCCGTTTCGCGGTGTCGTCCGATATCTTCTTGGCCGTCTGAAGCACGCCAGAGGGGCGAGCGCCGTTGGCCATGAAACGAGCGGCCTGCTGCTCCAATCCCATGGCCACACCGATCGAATCCCTGGCGAGGCCTATGGTCGATGCGCCGACCAGCATATTGAAGGTGAGCCCACGGAGATGGAACATGTCCTCGGCCGGAATCGCCAATGGCATGCCGCGCAAGGCCGCCATCTGGAACAATCCGACCCGGTTCGCCTGATAGAAGATCGATCCGTCGGCGGCCTCCAATACCGTGACCGCATCCGGATTGATCGGGATCAGGGCAACTGGCTCACCGCCACCATTGCGCAGTATCGCGGCATAGGCATTCTGCCGCAGCAGAAATGCCACCTGCATCTGCACGACGAATTCAAGCCACGTCTGGACCCAATTGGGGCGCTTGAGAAGCCTGGCAACAGGATGATCCATGACAGGATCGGCCTTGGGGGAACCTTCCAGAAGCAGACGCGGCCTGCAACGCGCGACGTCCTTGGCCCGCGTCATGACGCAGGCGTAAACGGTCGACACGCTGATCGCGGTCGCCTGACTGATCTGGAGACCAGTCGCGGAGATTGTCGCGCCCAATGTCGGCAACAGTCCGGCGGCCGGTACGCCTGCGCTCTTCGTATGCGGCGAGCCCTGGCGCGACAGCGTGTCGAGCAAGCCCATCAACGCACCCCGAATACGGCAACCGCGGCAAGGACTGCCCCGGGGACGATGAAAGCAGCCGGCAACCAGACCAGCGCCAGTCCATAACTGGCCAGCAAGAGGCCCAAGGCCAGCAGATAGTCGCGAGCCGACAGCAGTCCGGCAAGGGCCACGACCAGCAGCACAGGCCGAACGACCAGCCATGACGTGGCATGGCGCCCAAGGGTGCGGAGCGAAAGCAACATCAGACCATCAAAAGCTGTTTGGTTTCGTAGACGGAACTCGCCTGGTGCGGTTCCGGGTTGGTGACCATGATGGTCACGGCATCGAACATGGCCATCGCCGGGTCGATCTTCGCGTCGCCGGCGTTCTGCTTGGTGGCGCGAATAGCCGTTGCCGTCGGCTCGATCTTCAGGTTGGCAACGCACCAGGGCATCAGGGCGCCCCCGCAGTGTCTCAACAAGCCCTTGGCGAGGCGGCGTTCTGCCGTCTTGATGGCGTTCATCATGCCGTAGCCCTGCGGGATGCCGACAAGAAGTCCGTTCTCGTCCGTGATGTCCTTGGCCCCGAGCAACTCGATGAGTTCGCCGAGACCGGCGGGATCGACGCCCACGCCACCGAGCAGCCCACGCTGGCGGATCATGTCGATGATCTCGACGATCGACCCGAGGTCGATGAGTTCGTCGCCGACAATCGTCAGTTCCCCGGCGCGCTGGAAATCCAGAAGTTGCGGCGCGATGGACTTGCGAAGGTCAAGAACGCCCTGATGGCACCAGGCGTGCGACCATGAAAGCCACCGCTTCATCTTCTGCTTGACGAGGCGCCCCATGATCTCGAACTCGATCTCGAACTCCTCCGGCTCACGTCCGAGGATGTTCAGACCGTTGAAATCATCCAGCCCGCCACCATCGTTGCCGACAACGACACATTCACACCGGTCGAGAAGCGCCTGCAGTGCGTCGAAGGGTGAGCGCGCATAGATCTCAGCCAGGGCGGGGTCGACGGCCTTCTCCCAGTGATTGGCGCCGGGCCAGCGGTTGGCCCGGAGGTTCATGCCGATCTCGACATTCAGGTGTTTGGCGAGGTGCGATCGCACCGCGTTTTCGCCTTCGCGCCGCGCCTCCGCCAGTTTGTCGAAGAGCCACTCCGCGCTGACCGACCGATCGATATTCGGGTTGGTGATGAACCAGTTCTTCGGGTCGAGATAGGCGCCGCTCTTCAGGAAGTCGTTCGGGAACTCGAACAGCATGCCGAAGCTCTTCGGGTCGCTGACCTTGCCATCGCGGACGTCGCGGAAATAGTCGAGCTTCGCCTTGAAAACACCCGCCGGCGGCGCGTCCGACTGCGTCGACAGATAGATGACGAAACCCTCGGGCCTGGAGACAAGACCGCCTGTCGCTTCACGCAGCATCGCGTCCGCATTCGCTCGCTTGCCGAAAAGCCACAGTTCATCGACCAGAACAAAGGCCGCCTTCTTGCCGCCCACGACGTCGGTGTCGGCCGCGACGACCTTCAGTACCGCCTTGGTGATAACATGCGTGATCTGGCGCATGTTTTCCTGCACGTGCAGGATGACCCGCAGTTCCGGATCCGCGTTCACCATGTCGCGCGCCGGACCGAAGGAGTTGTTCGCGATCTCCATCGTTGGCGCCAGGATCAGCAGCTCGGCCGAATGACGCCAGTTGCGAATGAGCGCTGTCACCATGATGCCGGCGGCGATGGTGGACTTGCCGTTCTTCTTGCTGATCAGCAGAAAGAAGTCGCGGATGTGGCGCTTCGCGGCCTTGGCGTCATAGGCGCCGAAGATCGCCCGGGCGAAGTCGAACACCCATTCTTCGCTGACCTCACCAAAGGTGGGGTGTCGCAACTCGCCGGTTGCGCCATCCTCGAACTTCGGCAGGTCGACGACCTGCAGGGACTTGAAGACCGCCAGTGCGGCTTCCGCCTCATCGGGGAACAACGGCGCAAACGGCAGAAGCGAGAGCCTCGCCACAATGCGGCTTTCCCAGTCAGGGCAGGCCGTCGACCAATGGATCATCGGTTGTTGACGACAAGTTGTGGCGGTTGAGGCGGTGCGAACTTGCCGGAGCCGGAAGCGATTTCCTCAGCCTGCCGCTGGCGCTCTTCCTTCTTGCCAAGCTTCTGGCGTTGCGCCGACGAGGTGTGGCCTCGGCTTTCCACTTTGCGCTGCACGTTCTCGGTGTTGATCTTGTCGAGCATAGACAGCGCGGCATTGAGCGCCGATGTATTGCCCGAAAGGCCTTGCTGGATTTGTGCCACCCGAAGCTTCGTGCGCAGCCGGTTGAACAGTCGGTCGCGCTGCTTGAGCAAATGCAAATAATGTTTGCGCAAAGTGGGCACTGACAGGCCGAGCGTGTCAGCTACTTCCTTTTGCGTCATACCGCCAGCAAGTAACACCATGATAAATATGATGTTTTCCTCAGTCGGCTCATGCTCCGGCCGCCCAAGCTTGGTGTCGGTGCGCACCAGCGGGTTCCCGAAGAGGTCAAAATCCTGATCCATTGGAAAAAATTGTGCGCATGGCACCCGTGTGGTTGGAGCCCTTTTCGGCCGGAACCGATTAAACCCCCATCCCCTCGGGCCTGCCGCTCATCCTTTCCGCTCTGGTGCGCGCAGTCTTCAGGCTGTGGTGCGAGCCGCAGAGACACTGGCCGTTCGCGAGATCGAGAGGATCACCACCGTCGCGTCGTTCAATGATGTGATCGGCAAACAGTCTGTGATCGGGTGAAGCCTTCGGGCAACGATTGCCAGCGTCGTCCAGCGCCTGGCAGCGATGACCAGCCCGCTCCAACACGAATTCACGCCATCGCCGATGAGCTGACGTCTGGAGTTCGTCGTCGGCGCGCTTGAGTCGCGGTCTGACCGTCCGATGATCCAGCATGCGGACGGCCGGCATCAACAAGCGAAGCTTGCTCACTTTGTCACAGACTTTCGGGAATCCTATCCATTGCGGGGAAGCTGGGTTGCTTCGCCTGGGACTGATGGCGCGGTCCACCTTTCGGCGTGCGACTCTTTCAGTTCGTCCTGGGTGGGATTCGCTAATCCAGTTTCGTGACGTCCGCAAGGGCAAAGCCGATCGGCGTCTTGCGCCCGAATATGTCTACCTCGACCGACACCTTGTGCTTGTCGCCGAGCATCAGCACCACTGCCTCGAAACCGGCGAACGGACCACTGTCGATGGACACCTTGTCGCCTGCCTTCAGTGCATTGGTCAGCAGCGCTATCGCTTCAGGGTCGTGCTCGATACGTGCTTGAAACTTCACGATTTCCTGTTCGCTGACAGGGCTTGGATTGTCGCAGCCACCGATAGGACCGAGCACGCTTTCGATGGTACGCAGCCCTGCCCAAGTCGCCGGACAGGACACCACTTTGACGAAGATATAACCCGGAAACGAAGGCACCCTGACGGGCTCAAGAGACTGGTGTTTGCGACCGCCACGGCGCTTCGGCTCGGCGTCCGTGTGCAGCATGACGCGCTCGACATTGGCATCGCCAAGCGACTTATCCACAGCAATGTCGGCCCGATCCTCGACCCGAAGCACGTACCAGCGCGCCTCCGGGCCGTCCTGACCAGCCGCGGCGAGCATCGCCTGCTCGCGTCGCGTCAATGCGATTCGCTTGTCGCTCTTCTGCCAGGCGCGGTCGACATTGATGATTTCGCCCGTCGACCGATCGATCCAGACGCGTCCACTGTCGTCACTCAGCCGCTTCACGTCCGCCCGCATCATGGTTCCCTCGTACCGCCTGTTCGAATGCTTCCAGTCCCCCCGGCCCGCCAGCCGGGAAGTAGACGCCACGCATCGTTCCGGGATCAGGAAGCCACGGCCAGCCGCGCAAATCGTGCTCCAGCTTCCATGCCTTCCAGCATTCGCTTTCGACCGGCACGAACTCGCAAAGCTTGCCGAGCGCTTCCTCGGCCGGGCCAAAGCCGTGAATACCGAGGCCGCGCGTTTCCGCCGAGAAGTGCAGCGCGTTGACCATCGGCCAGCCCGAACGCATCCGGTTGCCCCTCAGCAGCGTCTCGCGGTCGAGCCTGCCGTCGGCGATGGCCCGTTCCTCCCAGCCCTTCAGCGGCGAGGGCTCGGCCTTCGGCCCTGTCACCAGGTCGCGCATCCGGATCGCGGCCCACACCGGCCCGAAGGCCGGCGCATAGGCCGGCTTCGGCGCCTCGACCGGAGCGGGAAACGCCTCCCACAACCGCTCGGAGCGATCGAGATAGGTCGAGATCGCCGGGGCGTGCCGCATGCCGGCGACCTTCTTCGCCGCGAGATAGCGTGGCACCGCATCGGCCGCCGCCTGCATCTCGCTCCAAGTCAGCCGTCCCCAGGCCTCGAGCATCGGCGCTTTCGGGCTGACCGCGAAGCGATCCCATGCCGTGAACGACCGGAAGAACAGGCCCTCGGCCCGCTTGGTCATACCCTCCGGCTTTTCCCCCTCGCCTTCCGCACGCGCCTCTCTCTCTTGTTCCTCTGACGGTTCTATTGGCGGTTCAGCTATATAGGGGGGTGTGGGGGGAACGGCGCCATTTGCCGGTGGTGGCGGCACCATTTGCCGGTGGTCGCGGCGTGATTTGCCGGTGGCACCACCGGCAGAATTTGCCGGTGGTTGCGCGCCGCCCATGGCGAGCCGGATCACGTCGAGATCGAAGTCGCCGCCGGCGCGCCGCCGCCGCTCGATGGTGATGAGCCCGGCCTCGACCAGCCTGCGTTTCCAGTCGCGCACGGCGCGCTCGGAAAGCTCGGTGTCGCGCATGATGCGCTCGTCGCCGGCGAAGGTGCGGCCAGTCTCGTCGGCATAGTTGGCCAGGGCGTAGAGCAGCAGCTTGCCGCTCGCGCCACCCGCCTCGACCGTCGAAACCCATGCCGTTGCCTGCCAGCTCATAGCCCGCACCCCGCTTCGCAGACCATGAGCAGGCCCTGGCCGCGCTCTTCGGCGGTGGATAGATCGACTTCACTCAGCGGCTTGCCGGACCGATGTATGAACAGTTCTCCCCGGATTTTCCCGTGCTTGTGCATGTCCCGGATGCGGCGGTCGATCTCCACCGCGATCGCCCAGGAAGCGGGATCATTGTCGCGCATCCAGCGCCACTCGAAATCCGTCCTGTAAGGGCAGAAGGTGCATGCGCTCTTGATCGGAACGGGATAGCCGTTCCGCGTTAGCCAGGCCTCACAGTCATGGCGAGACATTCCCTTTTCCAGCAAGGGGTAGCGGTTGACGGTCCAATTTTCGAACGAAGCCCCGGCGCGGACGATCTCGTCAGTGCTTATGCCAATCCAGACCTCTACCTGAGCGTCCGGAATTCGCTGGCGCGGCTTGAAGCCGAGAAGGCGGCGATGCTCGCGTCGAATCGGATCAATCTTGTACTCTTGTGTGCACTGGCGGGCGATCTGTCCAAGCCCCTTGGGTGACCTGACAAAGAAGGGAGGCCTTCCATGAGCGTGCTCAGCGCCAGCGCACGCTGCCTCTAGTTCTGTTTGAAGCCCACCGCCTACCGACCCTCTGCCACCGGAAATCACATGTACAGGGAAGGGCAACACGTTGCCGGACGAAAGCCACTTGACCTGTTCATAGACGGCGGCCGGTTCGGCGCCGGTATCAGCGAAAATCGCATGGTCGGGCATTGGCCCGATCTCGCCATGGGCGGCCATCAGGGCCAGTGTCGTCGATTGCACCCCGGCGCCAAGCGACAACACGCGCAGCTTCGCGCCCTCGACCGGCCCCCAGGACCATCCGCCTCGGCGCACACGTGCCGTTCGGACGGCCGGCGAAGCGACAAGTTCGAAATCCACTGAGGTCACCGCCCTGCCCTCCGCCATGCCGCGAAGGCGTCTCGCAGGCTCTTCCAGCGTTCGACGGCATCGCCGCCATGATT